CCGCGGCCCAGATCTACTTCCATGCCCGGGGGTCCGAACGCTCCACTATCCCACTGCATCTTTGTCTGGGTGCCTGTGGCACCACCCACGGCCACAGTGGCCATGCCGTCCTGGATCGATACGACCTGGCCTGATTTGCGATGAGCCTGGGTACCCGGGAAATCGATAGTGACCCGATCCCCCACTGAGACTTCGTCCAGTTGTTGTTCACGTGTCAAGAGTTTGCTCCGGCCTGTGGGACCCTTGGCACCGCGGCTCATTGTTTTTTCTTCGCCTAGCTTCTTCTCAGCAGCAACGGTTTTTTTGAAGTCCATGTACTTTTCATTCAATCGTTGGGCTACCGATGGTTCTGCTTTAGCAGACTCATTAAGTTCTTTAAGCACGCTCTGCGGCTTAGTAGGAGCGGGTTCCAGCGAAGCCAGCTTGCTGAGAATGTTGTATATGTTGTCGTGCTTGTTCATTTTTTCTTTCCTCGTGGATCGGGGTTTTTGGTATTCACCGGGCTGGTATTGCCCTGCGGCAGATCAGTCGTGGTCTTGGCTTTTTCGCCCCGGTGCAGATCTTTGGCCAGTATACTGTCGTTGACATTTTTGACCTGTTGGGGTTGATTTTCTGATCGAGCCTTTTGCAATTCTTTCAATAGATTGTCCACACGCTTGAGTCCCACGTGATCTTGTGCATTGTCATCATCTTTGTAGGTGTCTACACCTGCTCGCAAACTTTCTTCGGGTGTGGTGGCATCATGCGCGGCAAGTATGCCATCTTCAAGCGGAGTTCGCACCACGATCTGTCCAGCCGGAATACCAGAACTGTTGTGTATTACAGCTCGGATACTTTCTGGGGTGGCAGGATAATTCAATTTGATTTCAAACTGCTGGCGGCCTACTGCGCCAAGATTGGCGAATTCAATGGTATGAGCGACTGGCTGACTTTTGGGTTTGCTAATGTCTGCTAGATCAAAAGCAGCTAGACCTCGTTCGATCTTGTCTAGCAAGTCGCTGGTTAGATCGCAATCGGCTATGCGCACGCGGAAATCAAAGGTCCGTTTGCTTTCGACTAGATATTCCTTAAATGCTTTCATGTTTGCATCCTATATCAACTATTTAGCTGAATCTGTTTTTTTGTTCTGGCCCAGTATCTGTTGCAACAGACTGTTTCTGTCAAGGACCACCCCTTGCCCTTCGATTGGCACAGGATTGGTAGTACCTTCTTTTTGTGAAATCTGATCGATTCTGAGCTTTTTTAGCTGCAATTCTACCATGCGCAATTTTTTGTCCATTTTAGCCTGCTTGGCCGTGATGGCATGCCCTAGCAATGTGCCTGCAGTTTGAAAGATAACTCCAGAATATCTAGGTTCCACATTCATGCCCAGGTCCATGAGATCCTGGAACTTGTCTTGGGCTAAAGAGGCTAACTCATCCATTTCTTGATCAGCGGCTTCGAGATCGCGCACGCCTGGAAGAGCAGCATCTATCTTGTCAATGGCCTCGTCTATGCTCTGTATTTGCTCTTTATGATCTGCGATAGCCTGTTGGGGATCATCTGCTATAATCGTAGGAAGATCGAACAGTTGTTCTAGTTTTTTAGTCATGCAGGTATTTACCGCTTGGATCCTTGGTGGAAGATCTCATTTTCAGTTACCACTCTAAAACGCATGCCGTTTTGCTTGCACCATGCATTGGCGGCGGCCCACTTGGAATGATTCAGTGCCACGTAAGCCTTGTCTCGTAAACTGCGGGCGCTTTCCATAGTGGTCTCAGTGCTGGGTTTTACCTCTATCAGTTCAGCGTGTTTTTGATTACGGCTGTCCACATAAATGATAAGGAAATCAGGAACATAGATGGTCTGTCGATTGGTAAAAGGATTTCTGTAGGGAATATTGATGCTTTCACTGGCCCATTGCAGCACCGCAGGATTGTTGTCACAGAACTGCATGAAAGCAAACTCCCAACCGGATCTATAGGTAGGTGTGCCTTTGCCTATGTATTTGGCAGGATTGCGTATCTGGAATTTTCCTTGTGCGTATTTCCTGCTCATGCCAAGATACTGCGTTGTACAAAAAAGCTGGCCTTGGGTTGATTTACTATGCCTAGCAAGCTGGTATTCACTCGATTGAGATTCAAGAACGCGGCTAGGAACACATCAATTTCACCGGGCTGTAATTTTTTGAAATCTGCCAGCACGCTCATGGGATTGTTATTTTGAGCTAGACTGGTATAAACCACAGCAGTGGTTATCAAGCGAGCAGATTCAACATCTCCAGTCACTGTTTCAAAATAACTCTGTATGGCTGCATCCACGTCAGTGGTGGTGTTCAAGGTAGGTTGGAAATAGTTGTTGAAAAACTTGGCAGCTTCTTGCTGTGCCTGTTGAGTGATTTCTGCTGCTCGGCTGGGTAAATTGTTTGCGTCCATATGTTATGCCCCACCAAAACCCTGTTGAGACGATGATATTAAATCGGCTGCGTCGTTTATGTTTATGTTCAATCTGGCAGCGATTTCTGCTGTGAGTTCTTCTACTGAAAACTGCGATAGGCTCCTGGTCTGTGCATCAGTAGATAGATCTGTTTGATCCAATCTTGGAAACTCGGCCGTGGACGACTCTGGAGCACCCGACGCGGTACTAACAAAATCATTATTGCTCACAGCACGGTAATCATAGTTGGCCAACGTTTGATCTCTAGGTACATTTTTATCTGTGGTGTTGGCTAATCTTACTTCGCCGGCGGCTTGTGTGGATTGGTTGCCGTCGGCATTTAACATTCCCACAGCCCCAGCGGCAGCAAGAGTTCCGCCCACTGCCAGAAATAATCCGCCGCCTTGGCTGGTCAACAGCGAGTTGGTAGCACTGCCAATAGCAGGTGCGCTGACCGTGCTGAGCGGATTTATCCCGCCTGCCACCACGTTTTGTACATAAGTGAGCCCTTCGTTGTTTAACAGCTTGCCTATGTTCTGTCCTTTGAAGTTTTGCTGCGCTTTGTTTATTTTGATCAGCGCAGATGCCCAATTGCCATTGGCTAGATCGTTGGTAATATTGTCTAAGGTTTCAACAAATCCGCCAGTGCCAAAAATGCTACGACCGCCAGTAAGTCCTGGGCTCTGTACATTATCGTATAACAGCAGCATGCTATCGCCTAGAGTTTCTTTGCTTACTTTACCTTTGCGATATTTCACCTGTTCATAGGTTATGGTCATTTCGTGTTCTAGCAAACCGGTGCCACTTTCGGCGCTGTGTTCGCCGTGCCTAAAAGCCGTGATGATGGGATTTATCAGCATGTATTCGCTGAATTTCTTTCCCATCAAGCTGTACACACGTATGGCCTTGACAGGATGGTAACTGGTGTTGCGCAAGTTCTCGCTGGGATTTTCAAATTCGCTGCGCAGATTATATCCCCAACCTTCCTTGCTGCGTGCATAGTACTTGTGATTGAGAGTGTATTGCTCAGGAGTATACTCGCTGTCTCGATAGTAGAAACTCATGTAGTCGTACCAAAACTCTCTGATGATATCAGCAGAATCGTCATGGAATCTCAAAGTCACTGGATCATACTTGATGCTGCGCTGTACGATGTTTTTCCTGTTGTAGGCATTTAACACCTGGCTGTCTATAGTGAACCTAGGCAGTTGAGCTGATTTACACAAAGCGCCCATCTGTATGCCGTTCTTTTGATTGGTGCGCAAGGCGTCGAAGTCTTCTCGATAATCAAATACCACGTAGAAAAGCCAGGCATATTTTGGATGCCTGAAAAAATTTCCGTCGACAAATATGCGTGATGCATGCTGTTGATCACGCAAATTGTCTGTGGAGTTGAGTCCTGCTATCAGCGACTGTAAGAGATTAGCCATGAGGCATCCTGTTTCAAGTATTTATCTCAAAAAAAAGCCCGGAAAAATCCGGGCCTGTTGTTAGCTGCGTCTTCTGGAGATTAGGAAGACGTGGTAAATCCACCTCCAGTTATATCTTCTCTGTTGATAGCACGAGCAAAAGATGTGCCAACTCCAGCAACTCCTTCAGTTTGGATGGCATTGTCATACTTCATTGTCAGTGCTATCTTTACTGGGTCGTTAGTGGTATAATTTAATTCGCCATAGTTGACTTGGCTCAGCAAGCAACCATACATCTCCCAAGTCTCGAGGACTGTTGGTGTTTGTTTTCCGTTGCCACCATCAAGCATTTCGCATTTGGTGGTAAATTTGTAGATGCTTCCGGAACGTGCGCTGGCCTGTTCCAAGAAGTCAAACTGTTTCTGCAGTTGTTGACCGATCAGCTTGCTTACCTGTCCGCTAGCATCATCTCTCAGATTGATTGTGATATCTTGCCACATGGGTTTACCGATCAACTTGACACGGCTGTTATAGCTGTCAACTGTTATCTCATCAAAGTTTACAGTCGGACGAGTAAAATCCATCACCTGCTTGGTAAGCTCGGTTACCTGCTGGTCCCGACCAAAATTCAAAAATGTGACACGGAATCTGTAAGCCAGTTTTGGCATCAACAGGCCCTGGTTAGACGCACTCTGGTTAGTGGCTAGCGGCACTGTGAATTTTGTTAATGATGCTACAGACATTGTGATCTCCTAGTATTCTTATTTAGCATTTTTTACCTTGCTTACCAGATGGCTCTGCCATCTGGTAATCTGGTACTATTATCTTCCACCCGATGCTATGTCGCCAGGGTTCTTCAAACGAATCGGGATATAGATAAATTCCACATCCTTCATCGGCTCGATAGCAATATCCACATAAAGTTCGTTACGTGCGATACGATCGCTGGTATTGTTACTATTATCGCAAACAACCAAGTAATCATAAAGGCCGCGTTTGGCAACTAGATCGTTCATGGCACCATCAATCGCGCTTTTGATCTGATCGCGGGTGCTCTTGTCATTTGGTTCAAACAAGAACGCATTGCTGATGTCAGTCAGTATGGTCCTGACATAGTTGACCAAGCGACTCACGTTTACTCTATCGGTGCTCTGTGCCACTGCGCTGCGAGTCTTGTTGCCATACACAACGATACCTGCACCGGGTAACAGACTGATCGGATTGATACGCTGTATATACAAGAAATCTCTTTGTGCTTGTGTGATACCTGTACGAACAAACAATCCAGTGGTGTAATTTACATAACCAAGTGCTGTGGCATTATCAACTGCTCCGCGACGTGTTCCAGCTGGTGCAAACCAAGGGAAGCTGACGTTGTCGCTAAAGATAAAAGTACGCAGGGCCATATGGCTGGCTGGTACTACGATTTCATTGCCGTTGATATCGTTGGTCAAGCCATGTGGATAGTACAGGCCGAGATATACATCGCCGCTGACTTCCGATGTGTTGCTCCAGTTGGTTACTTCGGTGGCTGTGGGCACCAAATCCAACGGCGTATCACCAATAATGAATGCAGTCTCGTTACGATCTGAATTAAGGCTGACTAGATTAGGAATCAACTCTGGATATCCTGGACAGCAGATGATGTTGTACTCGTATTGATCTTCACGGATGTCGGTGTTGCTGTCAATCGCAGCTCTCAGAGCTTTGACAACCATCTGGCGCTGTGCCTTGTGTCCATGATAAGGAGTGCCATCACTTTGAACACCGCTGGCATTTGCCCAGGTGCTCTTGTAAGTTGGAATAGTACCAGTTTGATTGCTGCCATCGTCGGTAGCACTTGGATATGCAGTAGCAGTGAACTTGTTGTTCACAAACTCTTTTACATTCATTCCGTTGCGGCGTGTGTTCCACAGCAAGGTACCACGTGGATACAAACGATAGTCTGGGCAATCAAGATCTATGTAATTGCTGGTAAGCATGGTAGCAATTGCTGGAATGTCTCCTGCTACTGGATCTACGATGCCTCCAACACTGTTGCCGCTGTTGTCCAGGCTGGCGTCCCAACGTGCGTCTGCAAAAACAATACCATTCTGGCTGATACGGTCGGTTTTGTTGATCAGATTCCATGTGGATCCGGTATAGCGATACAGTATGGGGAAGTTTTCAAGATCGCCGGTGTCAACCCACAGATCGCCTGCTACTAGGCTGGTGCCATCACTTTGCAGAGTAGGCTGAGTGGTGCTGAAAATAGGCCCATTGGGATCGGTGTTGGTAAGATTGTATCCGCGAGCATCGCTGCTGACTGTACGATAACCTTTCCAACCATCAGTTCCAGCAATCATGACATCTGCTTCTGTGGCATTGCCATAGTACCAGAGCGCACCAGATTCTGGTGCCACATAAGGTGTTTCTACGCTGAATGTTAGATCCGCACCGAGCGCTTCCCACTTGCTGGCTCTGAGGCTGCCAGTATAGGTGCCAGCAAATTCGTATTCAACGCCATCGGTACTTGTGGTTATACCAGCTGTGGCAATTGGATTGCCAGCGCCAGCTGTGGTGTCAATAAACACGATGTCGCCGCCGCTGCGGTGTATAAAGCTGATAGCGCCATTGCTTTCCTTCTGAGCGAACACATTAGGAATGTTTCTGCTCAGGACCAAGCTCACAAACGAGTCGGTACTGGTTCCCCCGATAGCAAAGGCACCGCTGAAGGTATAAGGAACAAGACTAGAACTACCAGCCGCTGTCACGGCCAAAGTAAATGTCTGTCCAATGGTAAATGTGCTGGTAGGGACTGCACCAGTAACTTTGGTCTGCCCTGTTCCGCTGCGCTTGAACACCCTGAAAGTGGCAGGATAGCCATCCAGGCTGCTGTGTTGCACAAACAAGCTGCCATCTGCTATACCGGTGCCACCGTTGAGAATGTCTAATCCGTATGTGGCCGCTTCCTTGCTAGCATACAAGGGAGCAGATACTGATGCGAATGCGCCGGTGGTGCTGTTATAACGTTTGATAACCCAGTTGGCTCCATCGCCTACTGTGCTGGTTTTGATCCAGATGCTACCGGTAGGAGCTGGTGTAGCTTCGCCTGTGGCAAATGTAGGAACTTCGGTATATGCACCGAACTTCAGCATGGGTGCAAAATAAGTGCCTGCAGTAAGACCCAGTGCGCTGGCTCCTGCACCTGCTGCAATGATCACTTTGCCGTCAGCTGTGGTGCCGTTGCTTTCGCTAAGGCTGGTTGCACGGATGACCAAACGGCCGTCGGTGTCAATTTCAGCGCGGATTCCTTCGCCGTAATTAGGATTAAAAAAACTATTGATACTGGTTACCACGTCAGCACCAGTACAGGTTACGCCATCAGTGGCTGTTAGACTTAAGACTTCGTTATTGATGGTAACTGTTGTACCATCTGCTACTTCATTGCCTACGTAGGTGCTGAATGTGCTTTGCACAGTGACCCAGGCCTTTTGCCAATCATCGGTACCAACTGGCACCCATTCATTGCTGGCATTCTTGTAGAACAAGGGATTGTTTGCATTGTAAGCTACCACAGCATAATCGCCGATCTGTCCTACTGTAGTCTTTGGAGTGTTAAGGCTGTCAGACTGGACATCGTTGACACTGGTGATGACCCTAGGAGTAATCTTGGTATAGGTTTGAGTGCTCTGGCTCCACTGGAACACGCCGTACGTGCTCTGGCTCAGGTCCAACCACAAGAAACCATTGCTTACATCTCCTTTGGGACGAATGCTGGTAGCTGTGAGTGCATCTAGATCGATGTCAGCACGCACCACATAGATCTGGCTACCAATGCCTAGTGCGCTGTATGCGGCTTGTAGACCATACTCATTACGCTCGTCTCCGTGCAAGGGAGCACCACCAGAAGTACGAAAAGTTGGGTAACCCAGGGCATTGATAAGCTCGCGCTGGCTGGCAAATGTCTGCAACTTGCCTGCATTGGTCTTGGTAGTGCCGCTGGCAACACCGCCGGTGGCTGGATTGATTTTGTCTGTAGCTGTGGCCACAAGCACTAGAGGAATAGTGCCTGTTCCAGCTGGTACGTATTGGCTTTCGTCTGTGACGCTGATACTGATACCTGGTGATGTTAGAATTGCCATGTTCGTCTTCCTTTATATTGACGTTGTAGATATTTATTCGGTTTTGGTAAAAAGTTCGGATTACACCGCCCTTAAAGTAAGGTTTACTATAAATATCAATAGCATGAACACCACATTGAGACCCATATGCTCTAGCTGCAATGCCAACAGACCCGTGGCTGTCAATTGTCACAAGGCCGATAAAATATACTATCGCAAACAGTGCGACAACTGCATACGCATTGGAAAGAGGCTAGCACCCATTCCACCAAAATGGTACAAGTCAGGATATAGGAAAAAATCGCAGTGCGAGCGCTGCGGGTTCAAAGCAGAAGTACCAGAGCAACAGCTACTGGTATATCACGTGGATGGTGATCTAAGCAACAACGATCGCAGCAATCTTAAAACTGTGTGTCTAAACTGCCGACCAATGGTGCAGAAATCAAGACTGCCCTGGAAGGCGGCTGATCTCGTACCAGATTTTTGAGATATTCGTACAGCTCATCTATGCGACCGTTGTTATCGATCACTGCATCAAACTTGGTGCCCGCCCATGATGTTTCGCTGGGATGTATGCGATTATCTGCCAACCACTGCCGAGCAGCAGCATCTCCTTGATTGGCCTGTTCGGCTACCGAGTACCAACTGGGAATAGCACCTCGCTGTATCCATACAATTTTGCCGCCTTGGGCTCGTATGGCTTTGACTTCGTTGGGAAAACGAACGTCACTGATCACTGTATGGTCGGAACGACGAGCCAATCTTGATTCCAAAGCAGCGATCCAGATGTCATCGTGAAAGTGATTGCGTAACACATCTGTGCCCCAGTATTGCAAGATCCAGCGCGGTGTTAGATGTGGCATGCCTAGCCTAGCAGCCCACCATTCGTCTACTTGTTCGCGCCAGGCCCTGGCTTCCGGGGTACGCCCTTCTATCAGTTCTCGGTCCCAACCAAACACAGCACTTACCGCATCTTTCAGCGTGGCAGCAAAACTGTCCCGTCGAAATCCATGGAATCCTACCAGGTAGTCTGCTGCGGTATCTTTGCCGCTGCCAATCAGTCCGCATATTCCTATGATCATAAAAAAGCCTCTGGTTATAGAGGCTAGTTTACGATAAAAACATAGCGTTTGTCAAACCCCGTATTTGTTCTTTTTTCTGGCTGCCACAGGACTATGATGATGCGTGTCTGGCAGTTCCATGCTGTTCAAATTGTTTTTGTTAAGATCTTTATAGTTGGCACCTACCATTTTGTAGCTCTGCTTGAGCATTTCGGCTTCTTCTTGGGTGTAAGGATGAGCTGTGTGTTTTTTGCCATAGAAGCTTTTGGGGTCCATGTCAATTAGCTGACCTGTGCCGTCTGCACAAGCCAAAGCCAGTCCCAGACGATAATGGGTGTAATCGGTGTTGGTCCTTTCACCATCGCTAAAGATATGCAACCCGGTACTGGCTTCTTTGTATCTGTCAGGAATCTGGCCGCTGCGCACTTCATTTATTATTTCTTTGATTTTCATTATCCAATTACCCAGGTATACGGTTGGCTGCCGTCGATAAAACGTTTGAGTTCATCTTCTAACATTTCTATTTCTGCTTTGGCCTCTTGTTTGAGTGCTGCGCCGTTGAGCTGTGTTCCGCCTTGAGGACCAGCTATAGTAGCAAATTTTTCACGTGCCTGGCCTAGCATTTCCTTGCAAAGCGCCAGAGCATAATCTTGCACCCAAGGATATATCCTGTCATCGTTTAATATCATGCTATCAGGCTTTTTATTATAGATCCAGAGCAACACCGTTTCTGCAGGATCTTCATTCCCTGGAGCATATATGTTAGTGCGATTCAATTCAAATCCTGTTACACTGGCCGCGCCCAGTATGGATTTGGCCTCAACTGTGAACAAGGTGCCCCCATTGCTTACGGTCAATACCTCATAGGTATTGTTGTATCCAGTAACGGGACAATTTATAATGCCCACTGTACTGCCCACAGTGACCACGTCCCAAGGATCATACATTTCAAAAGTAATAGTGCTTCCCACAGCAGTTCCGGTGGCTGTAAGAGTTTTCATGCGCTTGTAATTGTTTCCGGTGTTAGGCATTTTGCGCACGATGGTCAGTTTCTTGGTCACAGGATTCCAAGTGAAATTCATGTAACCACCAAACATGCGCATGGCCAGTTCTTGATACTGGCTGAACAGTTCATAGTTGACCAGGCCGCCCACACGACCGGCTACCAACATGTAGGTGTTTAGGTATCCTGATGCAAAAGGTTCAAATTGGCTAGCGGTGGTACCCGTGACTGATCCTATGCCTCGTCTGAACACTTGACGTACTGTTTGGATTTCAGCGGGCAGGATGTATTCTTGTGTTTCAGGTAGCAGTTCCAAGAAAGCATAGCTTTCTTCTTCGCTGTTGGCGGCACGCTGGCGGTATCGTCCCAGTGCTTTGTCTATAGCAGTTTTGTAGTGTGCTGGATCAAGTTCCACGTCCACCATTCCATCGCCCAGACGAAAACGTATGTAATCTTCTATGTCTTTGCGTTTAGTTGACGTGGAGGTGAGTGTGGAATCGTCATAGGCTATAGGACCCGGTCCACCCAGACTATCTGCCGAGATAGCTTGCCTGCCGTTTAATCCTGTTTTAAGTGTGGCCATAAAAAATCCCCGTATGCTGTATTTAGCACACAGGGACGGTGTAAGGTCTGCTTAGGCCACACGCAACAAAACTATATCCTTGTTCAATCTACCATTAAGACGTGTTTCTGTAGCCTTTACGCTTTCTAGGAACTTGCGCAACTGGACTTTGCTGGATTTCATAAACTCTTTTAACTGTTGTTCGGGCTTGCGTAACGTTTTGCTCACACTCTTGGTTTCATCAAACCCAACAATAGTGGTTCCTTTCACTCCCAAGGTACCAGCGTACTGATCGGGGACGTACTTGCCTAATTTGCGAGTTTTGGCATTGTACACCCAAAGCTCTTGAGAGCCAATGATGTCCACTGGATTCACGCTGACCAGCTTGAGCTCGATATTCTCTTTGCAGTACTTTACTCTGCCGACTAATTTTTCCTTGCTGGGACTCTTTTTTACCCGGGCTTTCTTGGTAGCTTTCTTCACTCCGCGATACTGTTCAACAGCCTCTAACAGTTTGTCTATCCAGGCATAACGGGCTTTGAAGTCAACAGCCTTGAGGTGTTTGTAACCTTCTGTGATCTGATCATCTGTCTTGGCCTGTGCCAATTCTAGCTCGGCCTTTCGATCTGCATACACTTGCACAATCTTGCCCAGCTGTGCCTGGGGTACATTCTGCGCTGTTAGGAAATCGTAAAACTTTACATCTGCCAGCTCATCGTAATAACCTTCCAGTTCGCCGATGGTGGCTGATGTTTTTTCATTCAGGCGATCCTGGATGGTGGGCACATACACAGCTTTCTTTGTCTGTTCTTCTGTAACTTCTGGTTCACCTTCGTTGTAAACATCATACTTCACGCATACATCTCTCACAGCAGTTTCGAGATAGTCCAATGCACGAGGTTTGAGTGGCATGCCTGCCCTATGCGCGGCGATGAGGCTGCAGGCAGTGATTGGAACCCAGCGGCTCTTGATCACCTTGCTGAGATCTTGCTTGGTTATTTTGAAGTTAGTCTGTTCACCTAACCATTTGCAAAATTCTGGCTTGAGATCTTTGACTGTGAAATGATAATTGTAGTAGTAAAAACTGCGGCGCAGATGATGATCGAATTCGTCGTCGGGCATGGCCAACGCACGTTCGGTGTCCCATTTGGGTTCGGTACCTGTGTATTTTTCGTCCGCCAAGTGTATGCGCCGAATCACGGGCTTTTTCTTGGCTACTTTGATGCCTGTAATGATTTTGGTTGCTTTTTTAGCAACAGGCTTGCTTTTGCTGGCTGTGGCCATACTTGTGCTCCTTGAGTTTTGATTACTCTGTAATTATACAATAAAATGGATTTGGTGTCAACCGTGCTGTAAATGGGCTAGCATGAGCCATTTTTCGAAATCTTCTATGGCTTGATTTATGCGTGGTAACAATTCATCACGCTTTGCGCTGGTATCTTTATGGGTTCTGCGCAGTTCCACTTCTTCGTTGGCCAGGCGTTGTACCATGCCTTCGATGGCTCCAATCATACGGGCTAGATCTTTGCGGCATGCCTGCGGGGCACTTTGCATTTTACCTCTTAGCTCAAATGATACCGGATCCCAATCCAGGCTGTTATTAACTCTCATACTAGTATTGTAGCACCGTTTGTGGCTGTAGTCAATCATGATAAATATCACAAAAGGGGTCCAAAATGCCGCGTTTGAGCCTTTGGCGCGAGAATCATGGTAATGATTACAAATACATAGATCGCAGAATAAGCGAAATGTTCACCATTGGTGGAACAGGTATATTCGTACACAAATATCTAGGTACTACCAATGACAGCAATGACCAAGACGCTACCAGGCCCGATTATCAGAATCAAAGCGAACTGAACATACAGGATCTACTGTTCTTAGAGAATCGTGATAGAAAATACGATTCAGACATATATGAACTGCGAGGAATGTATCAGGTGACTGATCAAGACTTCGACCTCAAACAGTTTGGTATTTTCTTATCGATGGGCACCACGTTCATGACCTTCCATCTTAACGACATGGTGGAAACCTTAGGCAGGAAAATCATGGCCGGTGATGTGCTAGAGTTGATACATCTAAAAGATTTCCACAATCTTGACACTTCTGTTCCTTATGCACTTAAACGGTACTATGTGGTAGCAGAAGCAACCCGAGCAGCAGAAGGATTCAGTCCCACCTGGTGGCCACACCTCTGGCGGGTAAAACTACAGCCTCTGGTTGACAGCCAAGAATACAAAGATATCCTAAATAAAATTTCTGCAGACAGCGATCCATTCACAGCCAATGCTAACGTCAGTCCGTTGGGCAACGTGATCAGCACCATGAACAAGTATCTCAGCATCAACAGTGCTATCATTGAGCAGGCAGAGATAGAAGTGCCCAAGAGTGGCTACGATACCAGCAAATTTTACACTGTACCAGCTGAAAACGGTGAGCTACAGGATCCCGATGGCACCAATGTAGCTGATAACGTGCGTGTGGCCACAGACAGCATTACTGCGGACTCTGGCACTGCATCACCTATTGCCAAAATACAAGGGTATCTCACAGGTGATGGATTGGCACCCAATGGACTTAGCGTGAGCATGGGAGTGGCATTTCCACAGCAGCCCATACGTGGAGATTATTTCTTACGATTGGATTTTGTGCCCAATCGACTGTTTCGTTACGATGGGCGGCGTTGGATCAAGATTGAAGATGATGTTCGCAGCGATCTTACTCCAGGTTCAGCAGACAACACAACACAGCGTAGTATTTTTGTTAACAATACTGGCACCTACACAGACATGCAGGGCAACGTGCATCCACAAAGACAGAGCCTTAGCAAGGCACTGAGACCAGAGGCAGATAACTAATGGCCGTTCAATTTTTTTATGACAATCAGATTCGCAGATTCCTGCTACAGTTTACCAGGTTGATCAGCAATTTTCAAGTACAGTACAACACCACCGACAGTGTCACTGGCAACCTGGCCCTACAAACCATACCAGTCTATTATGGAGACGGCAGCAGGCAAGCAGCTCTTATCTTGCGAGGTAACAGCGAAAACACCCTCAATGCTGTGCCGGCCATGGCGTTTTATATCAGTGCCTTGCAGTATGATCGAGCACGAGTGCAAGATCCTAGTTTTGTTGGCAAGATGAACATACGTGAACGCAAGTACGATCCGGCCACCGGTATGCAAACACACGAGCAGGGTGATACCTATACGGTAGAACGTCCTATGCCAGTGCCTTATCTCATGACGCTGAAGCTAGACATATGGACCAGCAACACCGAACAAAAATTACAGATTTTTGAACAGATAGTTACCTTGTTCAATCCGGCCCTAGAGATACAGAGCACAGATAACTACATCGACTGGACCAGCTTGAGTTATGTGTTGTTAAACGATGTGCAATGGACCAGCCGCACAGTGCCTATGGGTGCAGATGACAGCATTGACATAACTACACTTACCTTTGAAGTTCCCATATTCATCTCACCACCTGCCAAGGTCACGCACATGAACGTGATACAGAAAGTGATCGGTAGCGTGTACGACTCTTCTGGACAGCTGGACAAAGAAGTTTTTGATGAAGGTCGGCTGCTGATACGACGCAGCCTCACTGTGCTAGGCTACGGAGTGTTGCTTACCGGCAATAGAGTCAAACTGGTTAACAAAAATGAAGGTGTCAAGGTCAATGATCTCAGCGGAGCAGATGTTTATGATTCAGGCAAAGATGTCTGGAGGAAGTTGATCAACCAATACGGTCAGCTGATCGGGGGTACCAGTCAATTGAGGTTGGAACTCGACAATGGTACGGAACTGATAGGCACAGTGGCTTATGATCCCACAGATGAAACACAATTGCTGTTTAATGTGTTGAATGATACTATTCCCACTAATACTATTCCAGCCATAAATGCCATCATCGATCCGTTCAAATCAAATGTGATTGATTTACTGTATGACAATGCAGGCGCATATCAAGTTTCAGCAGGAACTAGATACCTCATCCTGGATCAGATAGGCAACATAGCATCAACTGAATTTGCCAAAGCCTGGGCACCAAATGGTGTGCCGGTTGTGGCCACTACCAATGATATCATACAATACGATGGCACACGCTGGTTTGTAAGTTTCAATAGTGCAGACCATCAAAGTGTCCAATATGTGACTAACACCAATACCGGTATCCAATATAGATGGACCGGAGAAATGTGGGTTAAAAGTTACGAAGGACTTTATCGAGAGGCAACATGGAGACTGGTTCTATAGAAAGCTGCGGAGCGTTCATATACTGCAAGACCACGCACCGATATCTTTTCCTGCTGCGATCGCCACACAAAACTCAGCACAGTTGGGGGCTGGTAGGTGGCAAATTAGAAAAAAATGAATCTGTTGTAGAGGCGCTGAATCGAGAAATACGAGAAGAGCTGGGCGGAGAGATCGTAGATGCCAAGCTGCGCCCCATAGAAAAATTCACCAGCGAAAATCAAAAGTTTCATTATCACACATTCATGATAGTGGTCGATCAGGAATTTGTTCCTGCCCTTAATCACGAGCATGTGGGATTCTGTTGGGTGCCTTTAGAAAACTATCCCAGACCATTGCATCCTGGAGTATGGCGCACTTTCAAATTTGATGCTGTGATCAACAAGATCAAAACAGTAGAAAAACTAGTTAAGTAACGCCGATGTCTGCTTCTTTGATATACGAGTCAAAATGTATCTGCCGGAAATTGCTCAATCGTTTCCAACTGGGCGGACAGATATAATTAGGTGTTGTGGTGACTCGCACAAACTCTATTTCGTTGTAAAGGCTCATGACCTGTTCCATGGCCATGATCCAGTAGTCATCGCTGTAGTTTTGTTTGATTGATGCATATCCGCGGGTGCCGGCATATATATTATTGTTATAATATTCTCCTGCGCAGTTGTCAAACCCTAACAGATAAATCTTACCGTGTCCATCAAAGCAGGCCAGATACGTGGCGATAGTGCCTGCGTTGCTCACAAAGTCTTGTGGTATTAGATAAAACTTGTTTGGATATTTTAGTATTTTATCGCTGTTGGCATAAACGATATGCCGGTCACAATAACCACTTTGTACTATTTCATTGCATATCTCATTTCCAACAGCTATCATGAAAGTAGGCTCAAAATCTCTATAGAATGCATTGCACCCATAGGTTTGCATGCTGGTAGCTCCGAGCCTACCGCTGAGATGCTTCATCAACAAATTAATTGGAAAGTTTTTTCTGCTGAGACCATTGCCAATCACCGTGGCAATCTTTGAAATGTGATTGTTTGCTACTGCTGTCGGCACCCATTCGGTTTTGTACGACCACTCGTTGTGATAAACTGCCGCTTCGGTGGTGATACGCTCACCACCGTAATTGGTTCGATAGATTTTGTTCAGCTGCTGCAACGATCATATCCCAAACACCATCGCTACGCCGTCAACATAGCTCTTTGGCACCAATGAATTGGCTGCGAAATCCGACACCGGTGCAATGCTGTAAGACAATGTGCCGGAAACTGTGAAATTTTGCACAGTCATGTTGCCTGTAAATGTGGGGGACACAAAAGTTTTATTGGTGAGAGTCTGCGAATTGACCGTGGTCACCAACTCATTTACACCACCAGCTGTCGCACCATCGTGGATGATCAGTGTGTCTTTGTCTGTGTCGAGCGTGACTTCGCCTAGAGCACCTGTAAAACTACTGTGCTGCGCCGTGGTTCCTCTGCGGAATTGTACTTGTGTTGCTGGCATTTTATGCTATGCTCCCATAATCTCTAATTAATCCTACTGGGTTGGTAATCAACCCATAATCGGCTGAAAAATTGTCTGTGGTCACTTGCGCACCGTTAACAGTGACTTGACCTTTGAAGTCAAAATCGTTCGGAGTCATCCAAACACCGTCGTAGATGCTAATGTTTCCATATATGCCTTCGTAGCCAATGCTAATACCACCGCCTCTTGCTGCTGTAGAGTTGATCGCATTGTTTGCCATGGTAATGTTTTTGTCATTGGTAGTGATTTCTGTGGCTGCTACCGTGGTGGTGTTTCCAGCCACATACAAGTTGCCAATAACATATACATCGCTTAAGGCACTGACCAGCCCACCCACATTCAAGCGTCCAACAACTCCTGCACCACCTGTAACAACCAAAGCACCAGTGGTTGGACTCAAGCTGCTAGCACCAGCAATAGTTACGTTGCTGATTTGTGTAGCTTGCCGTGTCCAAGTTCCGTAGGTGGCATTATAGGTATACAGTATGTTGTTTACTGTAGCTTGCTGTCCATTAGTAGGTGATGATGGAAATGCCATTTTTCGTTGCCTTTTTGTTCAAAGTATTTATGCTTGATTGATAAATTACCAGGTGTATATGCCAGCTCTTCGCCAGGTATTTGGTGCTATGCATACATACAGCCACTCGCCGTCCCAGGTTATTTCACCTGTTTGTCCTGGGCTAGTTGGGCTAACAGGGCTCTGTGACTGCGTTATACGGAATTTAGGTACTTTAAGCTGCCCGGTCACTTGATCGTAGCTAAAATTGGCATTTGCTCCAAAAGTACCATTATCGTTGTACTGCACCTCACCGTCACCACCGCCGATATCTGCTTCTGGCAATATGGCTCGCAGAGGAGTGCTGAAGAAATCTACCCAGTATTCACTAGTGCCGTCGTTTATATAACGATACAGTATATCTGTGCCTGTTTGATACCACATGTCTCCGGGAGTAGGATCTGCCGGTGGAATCGCGCTGGTAGTGGTTCTAAGACCGTTTTCTCCATATACCAAGTTGCCGGTCACTGTGAAATCTGTGAAACTGATGTTGGGTGTGAATCCAATGGTGATTGTGTTACCACTGACTGTGGTTTCAATCTGGTTAGGCACGCCAACTACCACTATAGTGTTACCACCTGTTACTGTGCTAGACCCTACATTGCCTTGCAATCCAAATGTTGTGCTCACCGAGTTACTGGTGATACTGGTGATACGACCGTAGCTGTCTACTACCACAGTAGGAATGTTTGTAGCACTGCCATAATTGCCGGCTGCTACTCCGGTGGTAGTTAAATCCAGGCCAACGTTAAATCCATTGCTGATATTAGCAACGATATTGTCAGTGTTGGCTAGAGTGGTGGTAATGTATGGTGTGCCATTTGCATAACGGAACGCTCCGGTCACACTGACATCACCTAGCACAGAAATATTGCCAACCACATTCAGATCGCCAAGATTGTCATAACTGGCTGTGAGATTGGCTACACTAGCACTGGTTAAGTCAACCCAATAGTTGTTGGTTCCATCGTTAATGTATTCGTAAACTACATCTGTGTCTGTCTTGTACCAAATGTCACCAATTATAGGAGCTGCCGGGGCACTGAGCTGTGCATACTTTCTTAGTCCTCCACCGGTGACATTACCAGTTACTGCCAGGTCTCCGCCGATAACAGCTGATCCAATCACACTCAAACTAGATAGATTACCAAATCCACCGTTGTTGATCACCAGGCCACCGATCGTGGCACTTGTGCCAGATGCTACGATATTTCCATTGACAATACTAAAGTTTGTACCGGTGATGTTTCCTGCTGTAGCATTAAATCCGCCTGCAGAAAAATACTGCCCAGTGGCTGTAAGGTTTCCTGTAGCAGTAACTTCAAATACTCCAGGAATGCTTAGACCATTTGATGCCGCTGTCAGTCCACCAGCGGAAATACTCAACGCAGATAAAGAACCTGCGGCAACAATTTGCCCGGTTGTTAGATTAGCACTTGTTAGGTTACCTACAAAATTTGCAGATGCAGCCGAAATTGCTCCTCCGGCTGTGATATTTTCTCCTGCAGAGATGTTGTTCCCAGCAAATACATTTCCTGTGATACCTGCACCGCCAACTACTCGCAAAGCACCGGTAGAATAATCTACCGCTGCGGTGCCGCTGGCTATGGTAAAGTCGTTGTTAGTGCCAACATCTGCTGCGCTGTTGCTCACACTGGCGCTTACAAAATCTACCCAGAAAGTGCTGCTGCCATCATCGATGAATTGGTACAATATATCCGTATCAGTCTTGTACCACAGGTCGCCTACAACCGGGTTAGCAGGTGCTATTAGACTAGTGGTCTTGCGTATGCCGCCACCTGTCACATTACCTGTGATCACAACGTCACCACCAATAGTGGCAGTTCCTATCACGCTTAGACTGGCCAAATTACCAAAGCCGCCATTTTCAATCGTTAGCCCACCAACAACGGCTCTGCTGCCAAGGCTGTTTATGTTGCCGCTAATTTCTAAAGCCGTTGCATTTACAACACCCAACGTAGAGCTTATTCCGCCTGCTGCAAAATAAGATCCGCCAGCTGTGAGATTACCTGTGGCGGTTATATTACCTGTAGTGGTAATTCCACTGCTAGTAGCAGTTATTCCATTGGCTGCTAGATACGCTGTAACATTGGCATTTGAATATGTGCCTTCGTTGCCTGCCAGGATACTTACACCATTGGCATAGGTAAACAATGCACCCGAAATAGTTCCTCCGACGCTGACATTTCCGGCGTTAACATTGCCAGTGATGCCAGCACCACCAACAACTTGCAAAGCGCCGGTATCTACATCTATGCTTGGAGTACCGCTGGTTATTACAATATCACTTACAGTTTGTGCGCTCTGTGTTACGTTGGCGACTGCGGCGCTTACAAAGTCTACCCAAAAATTACTACCGCCATCAGTGATATACTGATAGTAAACATCTGTGTCGGTTTTGTACCAGACATCTCCTACCACTGGGTTAGCAGGAGCAGTAGGTTGTGCATATTTACGTAAGCCTCCGCCACTAATGTTACCTGTTGCCACAATATCTGCGCCAACTGTGAGATTGCCAACAATACCCAGTGTAGATAAATTGCCAAATCCACCATTAAGAATTTCTAGGCCACCAACTACGGCACGAATTCCATCGCTAATAATATTGCCTGTCACGCTAAGGCTAGCACCAGTAATTTCTCCTGCTAGGGCTGTTATTCCACCAGCTGAGAAATAAGTTCCGCCGGCAGAAATATTACCTGTAGCGGTTATATTACCTGTAGTGGTAATTCCACTGCTAGTAGCAGTTATTCCATTGGCTGCCAAATAGGCCACGACATTGGCATTTGAATAAGTTCCTTCGTTGCCTGTTAGAATACTAACGCCATTAGCATAGATAAATGCCCCAGCACTTACAGTGGTAACAGACAAGTTACCAGCATTTATATTACCGCTAACACCAACACCGCCGGTTACTGTCAACGCTCCGGTTAAGGTACTGATGCTTGGTGTGCCAGAAACTATTTGCAAATCTTGCAAACTTTGTGGTGATGTAGGAGTTGCATTGCTTACTGTGGCACTGGTATAATCAATCCAGTACTTGTTGATTCCGTCATCAACATATTGATACAACACATCTGTGTCTTGCTTGTACCAAATATCACCTACCACAGGATTCACCGGAGCACTAACACTAGTGGTCTTGCGTATGCCACCACCGGTTACATTGCCTGTTACCACAAGATTCCCACCTATGTTAGCGGATCCAATCACTCCTAAACTTGTTAAATCTCCAAACGCTCCGTTCTCGATCGTAATGCCGCCTAGCTCAGCTCTAGCACCTGTTGCGGTTATATTACCATTGATAGAAGTAAATCCATACGCCGTAATATTGCCAGCAGCTACGCTAAGTCCACCAGCAACAAAATATTGACCAGCGGCAACAATGTTGCCATCAACTATGCTAAAATCATAACCAACTATGTTGCCAGTTGTGAGATTTCCGGTTGATACTGTACCAATAACAGCAAGCGACCCTCCGATTGTTGTGTTGGCTGTGACTTCCAAGCTGTTGGTTTGAACATGTAAATTGGCACGAATATTATTCGCTGTAAGATTTCCAGCAACGTCTACCAAACCTCCAAGATAGAGATTACCGGAAATGCCGGCTCCACCAACCACTTGCAAAGCGCCTGTATTGATTCCAACACTATCGGTACCGCTGGCAATCGTAAAATCATTATTAGTGCTGTTATCAACTGCGGCATTAGAAACAGTGGCTCCTATGTAATCTATCCAGTAGTTGCTGGTTCCGTCATGGACATAAGTGTAGTATACGTCAGTATCTGTCTTGTACCAAACATCACCAACTGTGGGATTGACGGGTGCTATGGTACTAGAAGTTTTACGGATGCCGCCACCAGTTATAGCACCGGTTACATCAAGATTACCACCAACGGTTGCTGCACCGTCGATATCGACCCGGCCGGTGATAGCAGTGCTTCCACCCAAGTACAAATTGCCAGATGCGTTGATTTGTCCTGTTGTTAGATTAGATCCTGAAAGATTACCGGAGACACTTAACAGTCCTCCGATGTATGTTGCACCCGAAATTCCAGCACCACCTCTGACTACCAACGCACCTGTAGAAGTGTTGGTGCTTGCAGTTGCGGCATTCGCAACAATGTTACCACTTGCACTTACAACGCCATCGGCATATATATCACCGGTTATTCCAACTCCGCCTGCTACCCGTAAAGCGCCGGTAGATGAATCGGTACTTGGAGTTCCGCTGGTTATAGAGAAATCCACATTGGTACTGCTGTCTACAGCCGCATTGCTTACAGTTGGCCCAACGTAGTCTACCCAGAAATTTGTGGTGCCATCATTGATGTATTGATATAATACATCAGTATCAGTCTTGTACCAAAGGTCGCCCACAACTGGATTGACTGGTACTGTAAGGCTGGTTGTCTTGCGTATGCCTCCGCCTGTAACATTACCTGTGATCGCAACGTCTCCTGCGATGTCAGCACGCCCGGCGATGCTCAAACTGCCGGCGCCAAATATGTTACCACCTACATTGAGCGTGGTCCCAACGATTGCACTGGAGCCTACATTCAATGTAGTTCCAATGTTGGCGCTGGTTCCTATCCAAGCCGCTCCGCCTATACCAATGCCGCCGGCACCGGCTACGACTAATGCACCTGTAGTGGTACTAGTGCTAACTGTTAGAGAATTTGCAATGATATTACCGTTGGCATGTATCAATCCACCAACAAATATATTTCCGGTAATGCCTGCACCACCAACCACTCGAAGGGCACCACTCTCATCATCGGTGCTGGGTGTACCAGTAGTTATTTCTAGATCTGTCAACAAACCGGTTTCAATGCTGGCATTGCTGACTGTGGGCCCTACGTAATCCACCCAGAAATTTGTCGTACCATCGTTGATGTACTGATACAATACATCTGTGTCGGTCTTATACCAAAGATCTCCTACAACTGGGTTGACGGGTGCTGTTAAACTGGTGGTCTTACGGATACCGCCACCTGTTACTCTGCCTACGACGTCAAGGTTACCCGTGATATCAACACGACCTTGAGCACTAATATTTCCTAATGTGTTGAAATTACCAACAACATTAGCGGTGGTTCCTACCGCAAGCGATGTTCCGATTACAGCACTTGTACCAACATTCAACGTGGTAGAGATATTTGCGCCTTGGCCAACAAAGACTGCACCACCTACACCTAACCCACCTGTGCCGGCTACGACCAACGCTCCGGTGGTAGAACTGGTGCTGGCAATTCTGCTGTTAGCGATAATATTACCATTGGCATTTATCAATCCGCCAATCCAAAGATTTCCTGTAGCACCAATGCCGCCTACTACTGTGAGCGCACCGGTATCACTGTCATAACTTTCTGTTCCGCTGGCTATACGGAAGTCATTGTTTATACTGTTTTGTACCGCTGCGTTGGAAACGGTTGGTCCTACATAGTCAATCCAGTAACTGCCGGTTCCGTCATTCACATAGGTGTAGTAGACATCGGTATCGGTTTTGTACCAGACATCGCCCGGAACCGGATAGGCAGGTGCATTAATCTGAGCGTACTTCCTCAGTCCACCACCGCTCACGTTGCCAGTTACAGCCAGATCGCCGCCAATTGTGGCGCTGCCAAGAACTCCTAGACTGGCTAGATTACCAAATCCGCCGTTTTCAATAGTCAGTCCACCGATGGTGGCTGCTAGTCCGGTAGAAGAAATGTTACCATTGCTTACACTAAACCCAAATGCCGAAAGGTTGCCGGACAAAACACTAAGACCGCCTGCTGAAAAATAATTTCCATCAGCTGTTAAGTTTCCAACAACATGTGCAGTATTGGCAACAATTAAGCCTCCGTTAATTAAAGTGTTTCCACCAATTGTAGTATTTCCGCCAATGGTAGCTGTTCCCGCAATATCTATATTGCCATTGCCGTCGATATCGTTTAGAACCTGCAGAGTAGAGGTCTGTAGATTGTTATTAGATAAAATATTGTTAGCAACAAGGTTGCTGCCAAAATCAGCTATGCCTGTTGTAAAAATATTTCCAATCAGCCCAATACCACCTTGTACACGTATGGCACCGGTAGTAGCACTTGTGCTTTGAGTATCTGTAGTGATGACAATGTCATAAGCAATCTGTTCGCTGGTAACACTGGCATTGCTTACAGTAGCACCAACGTAATCAATCCAGTATCGATTGGTTCCATCATTTACATAAACATAGTAAACATCTGTGTCAGTTTTGTACCAAACATCACCTTCTACTGGATTGACTGGAGCAGTAGGCTGAGCGTATTTTCTCAGGCCACCACCGCTCACGTTGCCGGTTACCTCTAAGTCACCGCCGATGTTAACAGAACCTATGACTCCAAGAGTGGTCAGATTTCCAAAGCCGCCATTTTCGATTGTCAAGCCGCCAACGACAGCGCGACTACCAGAACTTTCGATGTTACCAACTGATAGTATTCCTGCCTGAACCGATATGCCACCACCAGCAAAATAAGCTCCAGCAGCAGAAACGTTTCCGCCTATTGATATATCTGTGCCTGCGAGATAAGCAATCACGTTAGCATTTGAATAAGTGCCCTCGTTACCCGCAAGTATGCTCACACCGTTAGCGTAAGTAAACAGACTGCCGCTGATGGTGCCTGCAGAAACATTACCGGCATTTACATTACCACTGACGCCTGCGCCGCCCGAAACGACCAAAGCACCGGTAGTTGTATCAACACTCGGTGTACCGCTAACGATGGTCAGATCTTGTAAACTTTGTGGATTGGTCGGACTTGCGTTACTTACTGTGGCGCCAACGTAGTCTACCCAGAAATTACTTGCACCGTCATTGATGTACTGATATAACACATCAGTATCAGTCTTGTACCACAGATCTCCGATTACAGGATCGACAGGCGCAGTAAGACTAGTAGTCTTGCGTATACCACCACCGGTCACATTGCCTGTTACTGCTAGGTCACCGCCAATGGTGGCTGGCCCAATAACTGCTAAACTGGCTAGGTTACCAAAACCGCCATTTTCGATTGTCAAGCCGCCGACAACGGCCAACAAACCTGTACTGACAATGTTACCATTGGTTATGCTAAAATTGTTTGTACTGAAAAATTGAGCGGACGAAACAATGTTACCGCTGGCAAGTGATATACCATTGGCTGCTAGATATGCTGTAACATTGGCATTTGAATAGGTACCTTCGTTGCCTGCCAGTATGCTCACGCCGTTGGCATAGGTAAATTCAACTGCGCTGATAGTGCCTGTTGAAATGTTGCCGATAGATGCATTACCAGCAACAAAAATGTTTTCGCTTACGCCGACCCCGCCGGTAACAACCAATGCACCAGTGGTTGAGCTTGTGCTCGGTGTACCGCTGACGATGGTCAGATCTTGCAGGCTCTGTGGCTGAGTTGGGCTAGCGTTGCTAACTGTGGCACTGGTAAAATCTACCCAGATGTTTTTTGTACCGTCTGTGATGTATTGATAATAAACATCTGTGTCAGTTTTGTACCAAACATCACCCACCACCGGATTGGCAGGAGCGTTTATTTGAGCGTATTTTCTTAGGCCGCCACCGGTTACATTTCCGGTGATTGCAAGGTCTCCACCGATGTTACCTGATCCTATCACTGCCAAACTGGCCAATGCACCAATTCCGCCGTTCTCTATGGTAAGACCACCTATAACTGCTCGAGTACCTGAGCTTTCAATATTGCCTGATAAGTTTAATGTTGAAGCTGTTAGATTACCAGCTAATACAGTTATACCACCTGCTGAAAGATAAGAGCCGCTTGCAATTAGGTTTCCACTGGTTGTTATTCCAGTGCTGGTAGCCGAGATGCCGTTGGCAGCCAAATATGCCAGCACATTAGCATTTGAATATGTTCCTTCATTACCAGCTAGGATACTAACGCCATTGGCATAGGTAAACAAATCTGCACTGACCGTTCCAGCATAAACATTACCAGCATTTATGTTTCCTGTTACACCAACACCGCCTGCTACGGTTAGCGCACCTGTGGTTGTGTTGGTACTTGGTGTGCCACTTACAATCTGTAGATCTTGTAAACTCTGCGGCTGGGTAGGACTGGCATTACTGACTGTGGCTCCAGCAATATCTATCCAAAAATTACTTGAGCCGTCATTGATATACTGATAGTAAACATCGGTGTCGGTCTTGTACCAAACATCACCAACTATTGGGTCAACGGGTGCTGTTGCACTAGAAGTTTTACGGATGCCTCCGCCGGTGATGCGACCAGTTACATCAAGATTGCCACCAATGGCTCCTGCACCAATTACAGAAAGAGTAGCTAGATTTCCAATGCCGCCATCGGCAATTGTAAGTCCGCCGATTACTGCTGTATTGCCACTGGCGGTAACACTTCCGTTGTTTACTGTAAATCCGTTAACACCAAAATAACTGCCAGTGGCTGTGACGTTGCCTTGATCTACTGTGATGCCGGCAGCAGAAAAATATGTTCCACCTGATGTAAGGTTGGCTGCTATCTGTACGTTCTGCGCAAATGATGCCGTTTGAAGTACACTGAGATTTCCACCAATATTAATGTTTCCGCCAACACCCAGCCCACCTTGCCCGGTGATCACCATGCTACCAGTGCTAGTGTTAGTGCTGATTATATTCTGGTTGGCAATTATGTTGCCGCCGGTGATATCTAAGTTACCTTGCAGATACAGATTGCCAGTTATACCTACACCACCGGCCACTTGCAAAGCACCAGTAGTCGGGCTGGTGCTTGGCGTACCACTGACTATGGCGATGTCGTTTAAGCTCTGCTGATTATACGCTGTAATATTAGCGACTGTAGCACCAGTCACGTCTACCCAGTATTTGTTGGTTCCGTCGCTTACATACTGGTAGAGAATATCTGTGCCCAGTTGATACCATTGATCGCCTACTGTAGGGGTAGATGGCGCAGACGAACTTATGGTTTGGCGAACGCCGCCGCCGGTGATGTTTCCCAACGCAGTAATGTCGCCACCGGCCCAGATGTTGCCACCAACACCAATACCTCCTGCGCCTGGTACAACGATTGCTCCTGTGGTGGTGCTTGTGCTTGGTATTCTGCTGTTGGCAATAATAGCTCCACCAGCCCAAATGTTGCCACCAATGCCTAAGCCTCCTGGAGTAGGAATTACCAACGCACCACTGGTTTCACTGGTACTAGGAGTTGTTGATGATACGCTTAGATTGCCGCCGATACCTACACCGGCAGAAGTTAGAATCTGGCCACCAACATAGATATTTCCAGAGATGCCAACTCCGCCTACCACTTGTAAGGCACCGGTATTTGCGCTGGTGCTGTCTTCTCCGCTGTTGACTACGAGAGTTCCAACAGTTTGTCCGGTAACTGGATTTACGTTGGCTATAGTAGCACCGGTGACGTCTACCCAATAGGTAGTGCCGCCGTCATTGATCCATTCATACAGTATGTCTGTGCCAACTTGATACCACTGATCGCCTTCTGCAGGGTCTGCCGGTGGAGTTGGCGAACTGACGATCTGCGGAACTCGTTTGCCATTTTGGAACAGCGTGGCAGCGGTTATGGTTGTGGTGGCGAATAGATTGGGGACAAATATATTGCCGCTGGCAAAAGTTAGGTTTCCAGTAAGATAATCAAAGCTGGAAGTTGAAATGCCGCCCAGCTGATTGTTGACGTTGGCAAACTGTAGCTGCCCTGTACTACCAGCTGGTTCTGCTGTAGTTACTCCAAAGCTGAGATTAGTGCTGCCTAGGTCAATATTGCCTGTCGTGGTCAATCTAAAGGTACGACCGCTGTTGATCGTACCTTCTTCAACCAAGGTGATGATGGCCGGAGTTACCTTGCCTTCGGCAGAACCTGCGTTGGCGTCTTTGGTGCGTTCCCAGATACCATTGCTGCCTGTTCCTACTGCTATGACCTGATAGATACCATTTTGAGCTGCATTGGCTTGCGCACGCACCAGCACGCGATCATAAAAGTTTAAGGTGATGCCGTCTACAGTGTTAGGCATCTGCGCCAACATCACGTTTCCGATGTCCGCGGTAGTAGCGACTCTTACGCTTTGCTTAAAGTCGGTATCAGGTATCTGACTGTATTTAGGTCTGGTTAATGCCATGGCAGAACTGTCTCAATTTATACTATTTATGGAGACATGATCCAAAAGAAAAGTACATAAAGAAAAAGGGCCTTGCGGCCCTTTTTCTGTCTCCTCTGCTGCGGATTACGCTTGAGATTCGATGTATGTAATTTGAATGTCAACGTTCGCTTGTGATCCTTGAGCAGGTACAATGTTGAACGCCACTATCTCGTTACCGTTTGGATAGAAGCCAGTTCCTGGAAGAACTGCACCACCAATTTCCTTAACGTTGCGCAGATCGATAAATCCAGAGTTAGTAGCACTTACTGGAATCGAGAACAACTGCTCGCCGCCTTGTGCATATGGCAGAATGTTGTGATGTCCTCTTGGGCTCAAGTCAAACACTACCGAGTTCACACCCCACAGATTGGTTGGCTTGTCTGTGGCTGGATACACGTTTGCAACGAACTGTGTAAAGCTAGGCTGGTTGAAACCACCTGTTTGTAGCGTGCCGCCTGGTTGGTTGAAACGTACATTCAACGGCTGCCAGTTAGCACTTATAATGTTGGTTGGATTCAACACCGCTTGCAACAAGAAACGTGGCTTCAAGGTAGCAGCAGTATCTGCGATGTTAACGAACATGTTCTGCAACAGCAACTGAGCGCGGTTGATCAAGTCCTTGCTACCCAGTTCGCCTGTGACAGCGTTAGTAATCGCAGGAGCCAGTCTCATCATAAACAAGGTCTGTACCTGTGTACCCAGCACGTTTAGGTTAGCTAGGTTATAGGTAAACTGATACGAACGATCAACGTCAAAGCGTCCGTCTAGGATGACCGCCGAACCCCAGTGATTGAGGTCTGGGCTGGCAGTGATACTAAACAGTCGGCAGGTCGAAGTATCTGCGTGTGCTACACCTGATCCTTGTGGATTCAATCCCATGCTCATGGAACGAGTCTGGTTAAGATTGAAGTTCGAAATCACTGCGCTACGTGTGAGTCCACAGATGTTGCCGTTGCCTGCGAAAGGACCTGCTGTGTAAGTGATCAATTCGTCGTTGATCAACACTGTAGCTGGTGCAGAGGCCGTGGCAGTTGGAAAATCAACGATAGATGTCAGCGACACGTTTCCTGTTTCGCTGGCTGCTAGCGGCAGGGCCAATCTAGAGATAGCATTAGTTCTGTTGGAACTCATGTAACGAGCTGGCAAGTTACCTGAACGCATGAACGCTTCGTCATTCACGTTGTTGTTCTTGACACGGTGTGCCCAGATCATCTTGCCGTCTGTGGTGCGCAGGCCCCAGTCGATGAAGCCGGCACCATACCAGGTGTACTGGATGGCAACCATTTGCATCTTGGTCTTGTCTAGCACATAACCGCTAGGTCCGGTGCCGTCCAGCTTGTCGAGATTAAAGTGCTCTTGAGGAACATTGAGTGTGTCAATCACGCTCATTCTAGCTTCGGCTGCGTTGATAGATCCGCGATATGTTGGAGTGATGTACATTTCGTTCTGACCCACAACACGGCTCACTGTGTGGTTTTGTCCGCGAATAACAATCTGATCACCCACATCCAGCTGGTCAACAAATCTAGTAAATCTGTCGCCTGCTACCAGGTGTTGGTTGATACCCACGTTTACTCGACCCAATACTTCGCGGGTGGCGCTGCGTCGGCCAACTTTGATCTTGATACCGTCATGTTCCCAGTACACACCGTTTTGGTCATCAAACATGCCCACGCGGACTCTTGCACCGTGCCAATTTACTACGCTGAACTTGGGGAATGTTCCGTACGTTGGTGTTGTGGCTCCTAGAGTATCTTTAGCCAGCACAGTGAAGTTTGTTGCGTTAACGATAGAATTTACCAGATAATGATTGTTGTACCCGCTGGTAGTGATACCAAACAAGGAGATATTGGCGCCTATCTGCAATCCATGCTCGAGTTCTGTAAGGATAGTAATTGTGCTGGCCACGCTGGTACCTGACGCTACCACATTGGTGACAGTAAACGTTGGGCACAAGCTGATACCTGTGGTAAACATCATGCCCTTGCCGCTTTGGTAGCGGAAGTATTTCTTGGTCTGGCGAGCCACTTCAAAACCAAATGCTGGAGCGTTTACACCAATGTTGGTTCCACCATCAACTGGACGGTGACGTACCAAGCTGGTTGGGTACAGTGTGATGTTACCATTGATCTGGCTTTGTGTTCCAATTGCTGCCACAGTGGCCAGTGCGTTGGCCACGATAGCACCCGGCTTACTTACAAAAGTGAACTGATTGCTAAATGGAACACTGTTGATAACAAAAACACCAGATGCATGAGTATTGGCATTTTGTGCACCAAACAGTTGAGTTTGTATAATCATACCCGGATACAGACCATGCGGTTGTAGGGTAGTCACTGTGATGGTGCTAGGTGTTCCCACGTTTGACACGATGCTGGCGTACTGGATATTGGCACCTGAATACATTCCGCCTTTACGCACCACGATATCATTAGAAATAACCGGTGAGCTCAGCATGTACCCGACGTCTCTGTTAGGAGAGTATTTTGGAAAATACGCCATGTAGTTTACATCGTTGATAGTGTTAAAGTAGATACCTTCAACGTTGGCGTTATTCAAGCCCAAGGTAGACACAAAAGCGTTAGCAACGTTAGCCACACCGGTTACTGCTGCACTTTGCCCAAACGGGCTGGCGCCGTTAACTGATGATGGAATACCGTGTGCGTTGGCATTGATACCAATCACTGGCACGTTGACGTTACCTGCTACAAACACACCTGCTGCTGTGATGCACAGCGACCCAGCTGGTGCAGCACTTATAGCTTGTGTACCAAGAGCACTACGTACCACGGTGAACGCACCGTCTGGGGTCACTGCGACTGTGGTAGGACGCACGATTTCAATATTGGAATTGCTGCCCAATCCAGGGCTGAGTTCGCTGGCCATGTTGACCTTGGCGATAATCGAACCTGGGTTGATGATTGGGCTGGCGTTGGTGTTCATCCAGCCACGAGTTATTGTGAGTGTACTGTTGGTAGTATCAACCTGGTCACAACGGAACAGTTCGATGTTGGCAGCAAAGCCAGCGGTCACGTTAGCGTTGATTGATTTGATCCTGGCACCAATTGGCAAAGTCTGCACTGAGTCGCTGTTGGTTCCCAACAGTTGTCGTGTGATTCCTAGCGCATTGGTGCCGCCGCCGGCGTTGACGCCTACCAGCTCAAAAGTGCCACCAATGGCAGTTTCAACAGCCAAGACCACTGCCTGTTGTGCTGCGAGAGCCACGTTGGTGGCTAAAGCACTGGCACCGGATGTGACTGCGGTGGTAGCTACAATAGCCACGTCGTTGTCAGGAAGAGTAACAATAACACCAATATCGCCTGCATTCCAGTGTTGAGTGCTCAGCACTGTGAATGTTTTCTGTGCAGGACCACCGTTGGCCAATGTCACGCTGCGGGCACCCCCAGTAACGGCCGAGTTGGCCACCCAGGTAGTACCACGTGGAGCACTTGTGCCCAGTGGTTGGTTTATGATGATCTTGTAATCGTTAACGTTGTGGCTGGGTCCAGTGTTACCTTGATAGCTGACCGGAAAACCCAGCGGGAAGTTCGTAAGAGTAACTTGTGGGAGGAAACCCTGGTTCAGCGTCTTGAAACTGGTTCCGCCTGCGCCCACCTGGGTAATGTTACCGTTTGAACCTGCTGTCAGGAGCGTGGCATAACCATGAACGTTGGCTTGTACATCAGTACCAGGCACTTCATATGTCATAGAAGTTTGGAATCCAGCAGTAAAGCTGGCCCACTTGGTCTGTTGCAAACCATATTCAAAGTCTGCATCGATCAAGGATTCTGGCAGTGCCATACGCTGACGTTCTACTGCATCAATGCCAAAGTCGTGTGTGCGAACACGCAGCTCCACAGTCTCA